CAACAATTACGATAAGGAAGACATCACCAACGCAAAAGACTGCGACCTCTATACACATGTCTGTCGCCGTGGTGACAAGTTTGACATACATCAAGAGGTAAAAGGTGTTGAGATACCTAAGACCCGTGGCTCATACCCAGCAGAACGCCTACCATTTATACCCCTACGGTTTACCCGTATTGACGGTGAAGACTATGGTCGTGGTTATGTAGAAGAATACATTGGTGACCTCAGAAGCCTAGAGGCTCTGACCCGTGCAATCGTTGAGGGTGCGGCGGCATCAGCCAAGGTATTGTTTCTCGTGCGTCCTAACGGGACTACGAAACAGCGCGTCCTGTCGCAAGCACCCAACGGTGGTATTGTGTCAGGTGACAGCAATGATGTTAGCACCCTACAGGTGCAGAAGCAGGGCGACTTCAGGGTAGCCCAAGAAACATCTTTGGAAATAGGTAAGCGACTTAGCTTTGCTTTCCTTCTTAACAATTCAGTACAACGTAAGGCAGAGCGTGTTACCGCTGAAGAAGTGCGTTTCATGGCGCAGGAGCTGGAGACTGCTCTTGGTGGTGTGTACAGCATTCTTTCTATGGAGTTCCAACGCCCCTTCGTGAACCTACTGCTGGCTCGTCTGGAGCAACAAGGCAAGATGCCTAAGATGCCCAAGGACACCGTCAAACCACAAATCGTAACAGGACTAGAGGCTCTTGGGCGCGGACAGGACTTGAGTAAGTTGGCTCAACTTCTGCAATATCTGCAACCTCTAGGACAAGATGTCATTTCTCAAGAACTAAACGTAGCCGATTACATAGACAGATTAGCGGCTTCCTTGGGAATTGATACTGGTGGACTAATCAAGTCTCCAGAACAACGGCAAGCTGAACAACAAGCCTCACAACAGGCCAATCAGCAAGCCATGATGCAAGAGGCCATGAAGAACATGGCTGAACGTGCCGCCCCTAATCTCGCTGAGAGAGGCATGGATTATTTAGAGGGGCAACAGCAAGAAATGGAAAACTAATAAGATGGCTGAGACAGAAACACTTAATACACATCAAGAACCCGCCCCTGAAACGCAAGAGTATGTCGATAACATGGTTGCGAAAGGCGAGGCGGCACTTAATGCTGGTCAGGACGAACAACAAGAACAACGTCCCGACTGGCTTCCTGAGAAGTTCCAAGACCCTGCACAACTAGCACAAGCATATGCAGAGCTAGAAAAGCAGTTCAGTTCTCGTGAATCTCAGGAAGAACAAGAATACGAATTTGAAGAGGGCGATGACGAAGACTTTGAAAATGTAGAAGCCGCAGATGAATATCTGAAACAAAACGGCGTTGATTTTCAAGAACTGTCTGAAGCCTTCTGGGAAAACAACGGATTATCTGAAGAGCAGTATGACTTGCTGGAAGCAGTAGGTATTCCTTCAGATATCGTAGACCAATATATTGACGGTCAAATGGCTGTCGTTAACCAAACACAGGCGGCTGTATTTGATGCCGCAGGTGGCGAAGAAGGCTATGCCCAAATGATGAACTGGGCAAGTAATACGCTTTCTGAGCGCGAACAGGACGCTTATAACGCGGCAGTAAATAGCGGAGATACAGAATCCGTTATGCTCGCGGTGCAAGGTCTTAATGCTCGTTTCCGTAGTGAATATGGCGATAACCCGACCCTCGTACAAGGTCAGGCCGCTGATGTCACGGCGGGTGCTTTTCAGTCGGTTGCAGAGATTACTGCGGCGATGTCAGACCCAAGGTACGAGAAAGACCCCGCTTATCGGAGTGCTGTTGAAGCCAAGCTTCAGCGGTCTTCGGTAATTTAAGCTGTCTCCATTTCAAGTGTCAGTCGGTGGGGGAACTTCGGTTTCCCCGCCGCAACTTGTCTGAAGCCAAAGCAGAACCTTTGACCCCGTGCGCGGGACAATCCTTGGTGAAGTGAGTAGTGAATGCAGGAACACTTAATCGTTACAATGTAACGAAACCTACATCAACACTAGAATATCATATGAGGTGATAAAAATGGCAATGCAAGGTGCATCCAATCCAGCCTATGACGTATCCCGTCTAGGTCAAACAAACCTCTCAGGTGATGTCCGTTCTCTCTTCCTGAAATTATATGCAGGTGAGGTTCTGACTTCCTTTGAGGCCAAAAACATCATGATGCCTCTGATGCGTACTCGTACCATCAGCAAAGGCAAATCAGCTTCGTTCCCAATGTTGGGCCGTACAACTGCTGAGTACCACACCCCCGGCAATGAAATCACGGGCGGTCAGGTACGCGCTTCTGAGCGTATCGTCACGATTGACGATTTGCTGATTAGCTCTCAGTTTATTGCCAGCATTGATGAAGCCATCAACCACTACGATGTACGTTCAACGTACTCGAAAGAAGCAGGTATCGCGTTGGCTACTGAAGCTGACAAGAACATCCTGCGTCAAGCTCTGAAAGCTTCGCTGGCTACTAATGCCACTCGTGCGGCGGCTCTCGTTCAGGACTACACAGCGTTCTCCGAAGAAGACTTTACTGATAACATTACTATCGGTGCGGCTTCTGGTGATGTGACTGACCCAGCTAAATTGGCTAAGTCAATCTTTGACGCTCGTAAAGAAATGGACAAGAAAAACGTACCGCAAGAAGGTGCTTTCGTTGTCCTTGGCCCAGACCAGTACTACGCTCTGTTAGACGTAACTGATGGTAACAAGCTCGTATACATGAACCGCGACTTCGGTGGCACAGGCTCTGTAGCCTCTGCTGTTGTACCGCAAATCGCTGGTATGCCTGTATACATGAGCAACAATCTCGTTGTGTCTGACCTTGTCGAAACCTCTGGTGGTTCTAAAGGTCAATCTAAAGGTAATCGTCCGCTTGCCAACACTGCTGGTTCAGGCCGCACGACTGCTTACGACATCACCAACACTACGACTGACGGTGTCAACCTCGTTGACGTTGCCGCTAAAGTCAAAGGTCTGGTAATGACTAAAGATGCCGTAGCAACTGTGAAGCTTCTCGACCTTGGTGTTGAAAGCGAATACCAAATCAATCGTCAGGGAACTCTGATGGTTGCTAAGTATGCAATGGGACATAATATCCTACGTCCTGCTTGCTCTATTGCACTACTAAGTGTATAATTAGGATGAATGGTTAATCCCGTTCGTTACAGTGTCGGGGGATGCTCTCTTTGAGGGTGTCCCCCTTTTTTTCATTTGAGAATCTAATGTCTACAGCCACGAAGCGCGACCCTGAAAAATGGGCGAGGGCAAAGGCTCGTGCAAGGGCAAGAATGGGTGGAAAGCACTCTGCCCGTGCAATGCAACTTGCCGTGAAATACTACAAGGATGCAGGGGGGACTTATTCTGGCCCGAAGAAATCCACTAACAAATTACGGCGATGGTCGAAACAAGGGTGGACGTATGCAGGAAAGCGCGGTGCGTCCCGCTACTTACCAAAGAAAGCGATTGCAAGTCTTTCACCATCCGAAAGGGCGGCAACGAATAGAAAGAAGCGAGAAGACACTGCCGCTGGAAAACAATACTCAAGCCAACCCAGAGCTATTGCACAAAAAACAAGAAGATATAGGACAGCGTGATGCCAGACCTAGACGGAAAAACATACGCATACAACAAAGAAGGTATGCAGAAATACAAGCAAGACAAAAAGAAGAAAATGGCGAGTAATCGCCGCTATCTAAGAAGGAATAATAACTATGCATGAGAAAGGTCATAAAGGCCCGTTTAGCGAGGTGGGGAGTAGCCGCAGATTACGAAACCAAGCCACCCGCGCACGAGGCAACCAGATTGGTAAAACGCTACGGCAGAATGACCAATTCAAAGAGTATTACGGACGCGACCCCAAGTCAGGGGCGGTGTTTCTAATTTCGCACAGGAAAGGTCAACCCGCGAGATACAAGCGTGTAAACATGCGGAAACAAGGGCCATCGGTTAACCCAACCAAAGGGCAACGAACAGGCCGCGACTTTACCATCGCAAAAAGACCTAGTCCTACTGATTCACGCCGTGGACGCGAAGTTCTCGCAGGGCCAAAGGTAAACCCAAACAGAAAGCCAGAGAAAAAGGCAGAAGCTCCAAAGGCCGCTCCAAAGCCCAAGGCTCGTCCAGCAACAACTTCCAACGCATCTGGTAAATCAGGTCGCTCCTCTTTCCAAAAAGCCTATGCAAAAGCACGGGCGGCTTACAAAAAAGGTGGCGCGGCAACTTTCAAGTTCAATGGCAAACCCTACACCGTTGCTACAAAAGAAGAGCTTAAAAAGGCTGGCGGCAAGTACGGCAAGAAACTTCAGGATATGCTCAAGAAGAACCAGAAGAAAAAGCCTGAGTCGGTTGCTACATGAGTACACCTGCATGGCAACGCAAAGCAGGGAAGAACCCAAAGGGCGGTCTGAACGCCAAGGGCAGAGCATCATACAAAGCTCAAACAGGCGGGACACTGAAAGCTCCCGTAAAAGGCGCACCGAAAACTCCAGAACAAATCAAACGGAAGGGAAGCTTCCTAGTACGGATGGGGAGCGCGAAAGGGCCACTGATGAAGAACGGGAAGAAGACCCGTTTGAAACTCAGTTTAGAGGCATGGGGTCACTTTGGTGACAAAGCCTCTGCTGTAGCAAAAGGCCGCAGACTTCTCGCCCGTTACCAAAACCTAAAAAAGAAAAAGGCTTAGACAATGGCTAACGCAACAACCACGGAGCTAGAAGCTGTAAACATCATGCTCTCGTCTATTGGCGAAGCACCTGTGAACTCTTTGAGTTCTGGGTTGGTGGATGCAGAGCTTGCTCAAACTACTCTTCATAATGTGAGCCGCGAGGTACAGGCGGCAGGGTGGAGTTTCAATACAGAATACAACAGGTCATATGCTTTAGATGGCGCAGGAGAGTTGTTGCTTGGTAACGACATACTGAAGGCTGATATGTGTAAAACACGCACGGACAGCTTTGACTTAGTTCAGCGCGGCACAAAGATGTACAACAGAGCCGCTGGCACATACATCCTTACAGACGGCCCAATCAAATTAGATGTCGTTGTCTTTCTGGACTACACGCTTCTTCCTGAAGCCGCCCGTAGATACATAACCATTCGCGCCGCCCGTATATTCCAAGACAGAGCTATTGGCTCACAAGAGCTTCATGGTTTCCAACTTAGGGACGAGCAAATGGCTTTGGTTGAGCTACGAGACTCCGATGCTGAAAATGCTGACCACTCAATCTTTGACAACTACAGTGTCGGCTCAGTCATAGATAGGCTGGGCGGAAAGGTTATCTAAATGCCGCTCATATCTTCGGCTCTGCCAAACCTTATCAACGGGGTTTCGCAACAGCCGCCTGCTCTACGTTTACCCTCTCAAGGTGAGGTTCAAGAAAACGGATTATCAAGTGTTGTTGACGGCCTCACCAAAAGGCCAGCGACCCGACACATCGCCACTCTCTCTAATATACCATCGGCTGTATCTTCAGCTTTTCTTCATACTATTAGGCGCGGAGATAACCTAGAGTTCTACAGTATGGTAATAACGGCTGGTTCTATCTTGGTTTATGACGAGCTAGGCGTACAACAAACAGTTAACCCAACAACTGGCGCATTAAACTACTTGTCGGGTATCTCAGACCCAGCCAGCCAAGTAACAGCAACAACGATTGCTGACTTCACATTTATTGTTAACAAGAACAAGGTTGTTGCCAAAAGCACAGCTAAACATCCCGCTCGAAACCCAGAGGCGTTGGTATACATAAAGCAGGCTGACTATAGCTCAGAGTATGAACTAACCATAACTAAAGGTGGAAGTACTAGAACTCAAAAGCTCACTACAAAGTCCAGTTCACAAGCCGATACCGCCGCAACGCAAAATGCGGAACAGAGCATTCAAACTGACAGAATAGCCCAAAACCTTCGTCACAATGTTACTGTAGCTACCTCGCATTATGACAACGTTCAAAACGCTGTAGTTCACTCTGGTTTGACCTACACATTATACGGCAACGTCATTTATATTCAGGGCAACTCAGCTTCAGACGATTTTGAGGTTTCAGTTAAGGACTCCAACGGTAACCAAGACATCTTTGCTTACAAAGGTCAGACGGGTGATTTTAAGAAACTTCCACCCGATGGCCCAGCGGGATTTGTAGTTCAAATCATTGGTGACAACGCCAAGAACCAAGATGATTACTACGTCCAGCTTTCTGTCGGCACTAACGGTACAAAGTTCTACAAAGAGTGTGCCAAACCAGACTCAGAAAAAGACTTTGATAATACAACCATGCCCCATGTCCTCATACGAGAGGCTAACGGCACATTTACGTTTAAGCCAAACACATGGGACGAGCGCAAGGTGGGGGATGAAGATACCAACCCCTTTCCAAGTTTCATTGGTTTCAAAATTAATGACATCTTCTTTCACCGCAACAGGTTGGGCTTTTTGTCCGATGAGAATGTCATCTTCAGTCAGTCGGCGGAGTATTACAACTTCTTCAATACAACCACGCTCACCTTTGTGGAGAGCAACCCGATTGATGTTGCGGTATCAAACAACCAGATATCAATACTAAAGCAAGCAATCCCATTCTCAGAATCTCTCCTGCTTTTCTCTGACCTTAACCAGTTCCGTTTGTCGGCTGGTGAGATACTTGCCGCCGATACTGTAGCGGTGGATGTGACCACGCAGTTCGAGGCAGACCTTCTATCGAAGCCTGTGGGGGCTGGTAAGTATGTTTACTTTGCCACCAAGCGGGGAGACTTTGGAGGGGTGCGCGAGTACTTCGTTGAGACAGATACAGAAACCAACGATGCCGCAGATATCACCGCACACGTTCCAACATATATCGAAGGACAGATAACAAAGCTTGCCGCTTCATCAAACGAAGACTTGCTTCTCATGCTGACGGATGGCGAGAAGGACGTTGTGTATGTGTACAAGTGGTACTTCAACAAAAATGAAAAGCTCCAATCATCTTGGTCAAAGTTCAAGATAGGTGAGGTGTTCAAAGCAAAAGACCCTAATGCAACCGTGGAAATTCTACAGGCAGAGTTTGATGGGTCAGAGATTGTGATGCTGGTAAAGTATGTGTATCGCAAAGACTCAGTTGGTAATTCTGGTTCTGTATCTAACGTAGTCCAAACAGATGTTTGCCTTGAGCGTCTTCAGCTTTCTCGTGATGTTACCGAAGACCAAACTGATGACAAAATACCCGTGCTACTTGACAGGCGTTTTGAGGTCGGGTCAGGCGGCTCATACACTACTGGAAACTCATTTGCGTATTACTATAATGACGATACAGGGACACGACAGAGCTTTAACGTAGCTTATGATGGCCCTGCCTCGACTGTACCTCTTGGTCAGCAATACGCTACGACTATGTATCCAGAAAGCAGTCCCAATCACATAAACAGCTTCCTAACCTTTGTGTCACAAGATGGCTCAGAGATACCTGCAAAAGATGTGCCGCAGGCAATTACAGATGGTAAGAAAGTTTGGGGTGGGCTAAAGTACACCTTCAAGTACCAGTTCTCAGAGCAGGTCATAAAGAACAACAATGTGGCTATAACCACAGGACGAATGCAGATACGCAACTTCCATATCGTTTTCTCTGACACTTCCTTCTTCAAGGTCAAGATTAGACCTGACAATCGCAACGAAACCATCAAGACATTTACAGGTCGGGTATTGGGGTCGGAGCAGAACAAGGTTGGTGTTACGCCGATTGCCACAGGGTCTTTCAAAGTTCCTGTGCTGGCTGAGTCCTCAAAGGTAACAATCACGATTGAGTCTGACAGTCACCTACCATGTGCGTTCCACTCGGCAAAATAGGAAGCTATGTACAAGGACAGAACCCGCAGGCTTTAATGGCATACTATAGACCTTCTGTTTACGAGGATTGCAAAGTCCTTGCCCCACGACTACGCGATGTTGACTTGAGAGAAGTTCAAGCGTCCAGCGGCTCTAACGGTTACCAATCATTAGCGTATTCGTATTGGGCTTCTTACGAGTGCAACACTATCATCAGCGACAAAGAGGACATTATCGGTATGTTTGGTGTCGCAAAGGCTACAGATACCAATGGTTTCCCTTGGCTTCTGATGTCCGATGGTATTTACGAAAAAGGTTTTGCACGGCAGTTCATCCCGCAAGCGCAGGAATGGGTTGACCGTATGCAAGAAGAAACGCCCATTCTAAACAACTGGGTGTCAGAAGATAATCGCGTAGCAATACGCTGGCTCAAGTCTTTGGGCTTTATGTTCATTAACAAGATTGAGGAATTTGGTGTCGGTAAAAAACCGTTCTACGAGTTTGTAAGGATTAATAATAATGTGTGACCCCGTAATAGGTATGGCAGTTCTAGGTGGCCTTCAAGCGGCCTCTGGTTATGCCGCTTATCAAGAAGGCAAGTTCAATGCTGAACAGCAGGAAGCGGCATTCAAGAGAAACCGTGAGGAATCTATTGCATCAGGTATGCGGGAAGCCCGCGCACTTGCGATGCAAAGAGAGCAAGTTCGTGGTCAGGCAACAGATAAGAAGCTAGAGGCTAGACTAGAAACCCTTCGAGCAAAAGGACGGGCGCAGGCTAGTGAAAGTGGCGTAGTTCAAAACGCCAACGTGCTTGACCGTGAGATTACGCGACAAGGACTGAAGAATGCAGACTCAATAGCAAGAAACCTAGAAGCTAGAGAAAACCAACTCGACCTTGAACGCGCTGGAATAACGTCCCGAATGAACACGCGGATTAACTCAGTTGCTCGTGGTGTCAAACCAAGCGCAACGGCGGCTCTCGTTACAACAGGAGCGCAGATTGCAGGCACAGCGGCAAACTTCGGTGCTTTTGATGGCGGTACAACACCAAAGACAACAAAAACAACCAAAGATTAACCGTTACATTGTAACGATTTAGGATAATAAGAATGGCTAAAACACCTCAGAGGCTCTCTCAGAGCCTTGGACGCTTGCGAGCGTTAGAACAGGATACGGCTGTTGTTGCTAGTCCAGTAGATACCTTTACGAGACAAGCGGCAGTAACAGAAAGCACCCGTGCGCGGGAAATAGAAAGAGGACTTTCTCAGCTTTCACCAGTTATTGGCGGGTATTTTAAGGAAAAACGAGAACAACAGCGTGAAGAGGGACTCAAAGAGGGCATTACCCGCTACAGGAGTGCCACACCAGAAGAGCGCGAAGCTGACATAAAACAAATAGAAAGCGGTGACCCACGAAAATCTGAGTTCTGGATGGAAGGCTATGCTCGTTCCTATCTTGAGGACAAAGCTGACGATATGGCAACTGACTTTGGTATTGCCTATGCAGAACAAAGTGAAAATCCCAATTTTGACTACGACAAGTTTGCTGATGAATACGTTAGAAACTACACGCTACAAAACGGTCTTGATGCGTTTGATGATGACCTTCTTATAGATAATTACTATGGACGAATTGACGGTATCATTGCCCAACGGCGGCAGAACTATAACGAACAACAGATAGCCAAAGTCACAGAAGAGCGTGAAGCGTTATATGAAAAAGACATTAGCAGGGCATTCGATGGGGCTATAAGCGAGGAGGGCGGTGTCAACTTCGATACGTTGTCTGGAAGCATCAATGCTCTTGTTGAGCATCGTTTATCTACAGGCGGCAAAGCCAAAGACATTATTGACTCTACAATAAACGGC